TTGCCAGGACTGTTGGTGAGGGGTACAGTATTACCCCCTCACCAATGTGCAGCACTCATAAAAAAAATGAGTTGCCGATCGTGGTGCTTCACGCTTAACTATAACGCCGATACCTACGATGGACATTTGTCTACATTGCAAGCGCTCGCCGCTACACTGGCGGTGGACTATCTGCTCTATGGTCGAGAATCAGCTCCCACAACAGGACAGCGACATCTGCAGGGCTATATTGTCTTCTCTTCGCGACGCGGACTCAACGCTGTGCGAGCGTTGCTTCCTGGAGCACACTTTGAACGTGCGAAAGGCTCTCACAAACAAAACTATGACTATTGCACAAAGGACGGAGACTTTGAAGAATCTGGTGAACTCCCCGCCGACAAAGGAGGCAAGCGTCCCTGTCTTTGGGAATCTTACAGAGAATGGTGCAAGTCCCTGGACCACATCCCCTCTGATCTGGAAATCGTTGAATCCTTTCCCGCTCTGTACGGAAGATATCGCAGTGCGTGCCGATCTATCGCAGACCTTTACTGCCCTCGCCCAACAATCCGAGTCGGAGAGCTCAGAGACTGGCAGTCAGAGCTCGAGCAGCGCCTCGAAGATGAGCCCGACGATCGAACAGTTGAATTCTTCGTCGACGTCGCTGGAGGAGTCGGTAAGTCTTGGTTCTGCGGATACTTATTCAGCAAACTAAAGGACGTTCAAGTGCTAGGGCCTGGTAAACGTGACGATCTTGCTCACGTTATTGATGTCGGAAGTCGAATTTTTCTCTTCAATGTTCCCCGAAAGTCAATGGAGTTTCTAAACTATGGCTTCCTCGAGTCTCTAAAGGACCGAATGGTTTTCTCCCCTAAGTACGAGTCGCAGATGAAGATACTCAAGCATAAATGTCATGTGATTGTTATGTGCAACGAAATGCCCGACATGGAGAAGATGTCGGCTGATCGATATGTAATTCATGAACTATAAATAACCCAGTCAATGACCTATCTAAGAAGCGGCCCGGGGCCCCGCGGTAGCGGGGAAGGGCCGTAACCCTCTAAGTCTTAGGCTCTTTCCAATACGTGATGTAGCGCTGGGACACAGACATCGAGCCCGACGCGGCAGCGGTCCCTGCCGCAGCTCCCCAAGCGTCGCACCAATACGCGACGCTAACATGTCCGTCTGTAGCTTGGCTACTAGAACTCTCATAGCGAACTTGTCTTCCAAGTTTGATGTACCAATCGACGTTCTTGTAATTGTTTCCGACACTGTTTTGGTACAGTGTAGCTCCCGGTAACGGTCCAAGACGAAAGCGCTTGTGTTTGAGTACAACGTAGTCGTCTGTATTCACTGGGAGACAGTGAAATTCCATAGCTGTCAAAGCTGTAGAGAAATCTTTAGCTCTTGTTGTGCCAGAGTCTCGAAAGAAGTCCGTTTCACTTAGGATGTTTCCTGAAGTGTTTTTCGGCGCGAGTACCGCAACGTTCACGTACAACGGTGTTGTAACGTTATTTCGGAACTCTAAACACACTTTGAATCCCCGTAGGTTGACATGATTTCGTAGACGTTCATCTGGGTTCGATCCACCCGGTATGTCCGTTACGCCAGTACGGTATAACGTTCTCGAGTTCTTAGCAGTGATGTCCGTTAGAGAACACTGTTTCGTTTTACAGTTTGTTGTTCCAATAGCTTCGCCAACGTGCGAACGGCTATTTAACCTCTGTCGTTTTGCTCGCGGTCGCCGAGCAAATCGTCTAACAGCTCGATAACCTCTTTTCATGCCAGCACGTGCTGCCATTCCCGCAACGCGTCCCGCGAACGCGTACCCCGCACGCCGTGCGTACGGGTTGCTAAGTCCAGCGCGCATGGCCAGTCGTCCAACGTACGGAACTAAAGCCGCCATTTAAATATTGTGGTCCTGCGAAAAAT